GCATACTCTAAGAACTTATCGAGTGTGCCGAAAGAGTCCATTATGCTGTACATCCTACGCTTCTCACCTAACCAAGGCACGTAAGTATTACGCATAGATATCCATGCAACCTTATCGTCCTTTGATAGCTCAGCTTTCTCTTGAGAAAGACCATAACGTTGGTTGCTAGTTCTTTCAGCATTGAGCATGTCATACCACTGTTGTAAAGCAGTGACTTTCACCATGTCAGGTGCTTTGTAAGGACTGAACACCCAAGCAGGTGTGCTGTTCTTCAGACATGCTGTGACATCTGAAGACACATGTTGATACTGGTAGGTTAAGAACATAGCACCCTTTGCTGTGCACAGCAGGTGGTATCTCTTATTCTTTAATGTGATAGGATACTTGGAGCCATACAGTGCTGCATACTCCATTGCGTTGTTGTATAGGAACTTTGCTTGTGCATTGAGTTCTTTATACTTCCTTTTCCGCACTTGCCTCATTACGTCCAAGTATCTGTCTTTGTTAGCTTTACTTATACGTCCGTCTATTAGGTCAACGTAGATGCCATAATCTTTTCTATTGTTTTTCTTTTTCATTTGTTATCCTTTCTGCCTACTCACTGCTGAGATACATAGATAGAAAGATTGTTCAGCCCTCTGTACACCTGCCAAGGTTTTGATTAATTAGTTGTTAATAAGTCCTAATTCACACTCACCGCTGTAATGTGGGCAATCATCACATGCCCTTGGATATGCACAAGGCACAGCACATTGGTCATACACACCAAGTAGTATGCCCTTGTATGTGCATACTTCATACAATTCCTCATCCTTTAATGCGTAAACCCGTGGCTTATCACATATACTGCAATAAGCTGTACAGTCTTTATCAGTTAGTTCTGGTATATTATACTTTCTCCAATTTTTCATATTCTATTCTCCTTCTACCTGCCAAGGTTTTAGTTAGTTTAATTAGTTTCTAATCGAATGGTAGACAATCCCAAGTGCAAAACTCAGGAAGAAAGGTAAAGACTTGTTGTTCATCTAATCCATACGTTGATACTTTTGCTTTCAGTTCATTATACTTGTGGTCTGTGTAGAACATAACATCTTCAATAACGTTATGTCCTTTACCAGTGTAATGAAACTGTTCCTCAAATTTCTTTACTGCGTATTTCATATATTTATTCATTCTAATCTCCTATTCTACCTTGGCAGGTCTATAGAGAGCTGAACTACAGGTCATCGCCTACTTATATATGTGGCTCGCTGTATAGAAAAGATAGGGGTCGGTTTTAAATCTCAACCCATATACTGCATATACGATGTATAAAATATACCTATATGTATATGTTTTTTGTTTGGTTATTAGTAATCTCCCATTATATTTTTTCTAAAATAAAATTGACACCCTGACTTAAAAATGTTATGCTAAAATAAAAAGGAGATACACTATGAGTAAAATGATTTCTATTACACAAGACGGTATGATACTATCGTCTGAACAACTTCACGTAACTGACTACATAAACATAACCTTGGCTGCACAGCTCAACATATTCAATGACATACTCAACAACGCCAAGGAAGAAGACAGAGATGAGGTGCGTGGTGAGCTGTACGATATGTACAATCTAGCTGCTTCAGCCTTCCTCAAAGCCTTTGCCCCTGACCTTGAGCTTAGACCTGACCTAACTGAAGAAGCTATCATGCGTGCAGAGAATGAAATCCTAAAAGAAAAAGCAGAACAGGTGAGTGTATGACCCGTTGCCCACGTTGCCAAAGTGAAATGCACACAGCAGTATCGTATGCAGAAACTCCTTCAGAGTTTTGGTTAGAGTGTAGCAAGTGCAATACTTACGTAAACACATATGTGCCTCAGCCTCACCAAATGGCTGTGCATGAGGACCCACACCTTTACATCGGGAACTTTGGTGCGTATGGTACAGGTAAGACTCTAACATCAAGACAAGAAGTTTATAAACATATTTTTCTGACACCTAACGCCAACGTGCTTATCTGTGCTAATGTCTCATCTCAGTATGAGCAGACTATCAAACGAGAGATAGAACAAGATATTCCTAAAGCGTTTGTTAAACATGTGTCTATTCAGAAGTCTTACATGGATTTGATTAATGGTGCACGTATAATGTACAGACCTTTAGATGACCCTGACAAACTACGTTCACTTAACTTAACCATGTTTGTTATTGTAGAGGCGTCCGAAGTTGACGGTGATTCGTTCCAACAGCTCAAGACACGTTTAAGAAATCTTTCAGCCTCCAACCAACTCTTAGATGAAGATGGGGAGCCTGTGTTCAATGTCTTAGAGAATGGGCAGAAAGTCCCAGTCATTGACGCAGAGTGGCGTAGAGGCATCATCGAGTCTAACCCAGACAGTGGTTGGATACGTACAGATGTGTTGTATGCATCAGAAAAGATTGTTAAACATGGACACGTGCTGGACGACTACCAGGTGCCTGATAACGCAAAAGACCCTGCGATTTCCACACACGTGGCATCAACAGACGTTAATGCGTTCCTTCCTCCTACGTTTATTGACGAGCTGTGTAAGAACAAGCCTAACTGGTGGGTGTCCAGATACGTGTTCTCAAGTTTCAGTTACGCAGAGGGTTTAGTTTATCCTGCTGCCATGAACTGTATAGTGAACACGTTTGAAGTACCAAGGGATTGGAAACGTATTGTTGCGTCTGACTATGGTTTATCTGATGACTTCGTTGATTTGTTTGGTGCTATAGATGAAGATAAAGGTATTGTGTACATATACAAAGAGGCACGCACAAACAACAAGAACATTGAGGAACTGGCTAAACTATTCTTTAAAGAGACTGAGGACATACCAGTAGGTGGTTGGTACACCATGCCAATCCTTGACCCTAAGTGTGGGGCTAAACGTGACTATAATAAAAAGACATTGTATGACCATTTCTTAGACTATGGTATAGCATACCAACCAGGGCACGTTAATCTTGACGCACGTATCTATAGGACTAACACATACTTAGAGTCAGGACGTTTAAAGATAATGGATTGTTGTGTAGGTTTAATTGCAGAGCTAAGAGACTATAAGTTTCCTGCTAAGTCTTTAACAGCAACTAAACGTTCAGCAGATAAACCTGTGGATAAGAATAACCACGCCATCAACCCTATGGAGTGGATATGTATGGCGTTACCTTCAGACCCATCCAAGTTAACATATGGTGTTTATGATAGGCACGGTAACGACTTAACTAAGAACGTTAATGACCCACAGTATTATATACCTTATGCGCTTAGAGATGATGACGATGAACACGAGTACAGTATTTATGAAAGGCAGGAATGGTGATGGATATATTATTTATTATGGTTGGTATCGTGTTATGTGCTTTCTGTATATCGAAAGCTGATATCAAACTCACGATAACTCACAAGTACCCACACCCTATTGTTGAAGAAATAACACAGGGAGAAGTGGACAAGGACACAGAACAAGAAGCTATGCCTACATATGATGATGTTATAGCTGAGGTTCAAAGAATATTAGGAGGTGGAGTAGATGGCGATTAATTTACCAGACGGTGTTGAGATTAAAGACTTAGAGTCTAATTACCGAATTGCTGCCTCAGAATATTCTAGAGCACAGCAACGTGCACGCAGATTAGACTTGGTTGATAAGAACAGGTTATGGGAAGCTATCAATGCTAGGTTTCCTAAGTATCAGATACTTCCTGAAACAAACCACGTGTCTTATGTTAAGAATAATTTACTTGCGTCTATATACACGGTGGGTAAGTCAGCAACATTGATACCCACATCGGAGCAAGATAAAGAAATTGTTATGCAGCTTAACACGGTGTTCGACCACATCTGGNCACAGTTAGACGTACCACTGTATCAGATGAAGGCAGGGGAACGAGCAGCACTTCTTAACTTAGGTATCACACAAGTTGGGTGGGACAATAGCGTTGTTACAGGTTTAGGCACAGACACTTTCCAAAAGGGGCGTTGTGTCTTAAAGAATATTAATCCATTGCGTTACATGCGTGACCCGTTTGCGGATAGCTTAGACACAGCAGGTTATGTAATGGTGTGGGACAGCTACCATAAGTCTGTGTTACTGTCTAACGAGAACTACAAAACAGAGTTTAAAGCTTATTTAAAAAGTAGACCAACAGGCATGACGCCATCCAGTACAGTCACGCCTGAAGCTCCTAATGATAAAGTTAGTGCAAACGCCAGTGGAAAGCGTGACTATTATAAAGTTATCACGCATTGGGTACGTGTTGCTGACAAAATACACGAGATACACACTATAGACAATGAGCACATACTGTATGTTAAAGAGAACATAAAGCCAAACATCTTTCCATTTGCAGAATTG